AGAGAGCTAGTACTAAATGCTCTTGGTCCTGGGACATCTGAAGTAAGTGTCAGTACATTTGTACTTGCAGTTGCTGTCCAGTCCGCTAAAGCATTGTTATTATTGATATAATCTCTAACTGCCGCTACGAGTATTGTCATAGTTATCGTAGCACCTTCTGCTTGATTAGTACCTAACACTGCACTTGCTGGAAAGTTTACTGTACCAATACTACTATCACCTGTGATAATGACACTAGCACCACCATCGAGGTAAGTACTTTTATCTCTGTCATAAGTGAATGTACTACTCGAGTTAAAAGTGAGAGTACTTCTAGCAGTTACTGTATTTGGTCCACTATCTCCTGTAAGAGTGAGGTCTATTCGTTCTAAAGTATCTGTGGTGAAAGAACTAAATGTTCCCACTGCCACAGTCTTAATTGCCTTAGTACCTACTGTTTTCTTAGGTGTGCCACCGTTAATAGTGACTGCCTGTATCTCTTTCTTTCCTCTATTAGTATAACCAGCATTACCTGAATTACCTGTAAGAGCTATTGTTGCTGTTGGTATGCCACCACCTTTAATCGGTCCAACATCACCTGCAGTAACACTGTCGAGGTCTCTGACTGTCCATGCATTATCTCTGTAGTTCCACACAAGAGCTTCATCACACTCACCAGAAAGAGAAGCTAGTGTAGGATAACAAACCCATACTTCATTTTCTCTATGATTAAGTAAAGTGAATAGTTGTTGTTCGTGTATAGGATTAAGGTTATTAAAGAAATATTCTCTGACCCTTCCATCCGACAATGATTGTATATCTCCTGGGTTTCCAGCAAATACATAGATGTCATTACTACCTATTATAAAGTGTTTACCATCGTATTCTATTACACCGCCAGTTGTGAGTATTCCATATTCATCTGTCACAGGACTAAATGATACAGGTGCATTCACATTACCTGTGAGTCTCATCACATGTATACTGTCTGAAGCATAGATGTACATATTACTTTGTAAGGACTTCATATCCTTAATAACGTTAGTCTCAGATAAGGTGAACTCATCAGCAGTACTCACACCAGCACTAAATGGATTCCAGTTATTAGGAACAGATCCTGGAACTGCAACGTCTGAAGTTCTCACGACACCTGATAATCTTCTAATAATAGCATTATTAGTAGAGTCTAATTCTGTAAGATCACCTGCTACTAAGAGATCACCGAATGATTCTATTATTCCACATCTCACTTTAACAACATTTCTAGATTCAATAACAACTTTAACGTTATCATTTACTGTGAGACCACCGATAACTGCAACTGTAGTATTCGTACTCGTGTCCGTGTATAGCTGAAAGTTATTACCAGTAACACTAGGAGTTGTTGAAGGGAGATCTCCAGGAACAAAGTTAGTTCCGTTAGGAGTTCCTGATCCTGCTGGACTTCCAGCTTGTACACTCTTATTATTAGTACCTGTAATTATAATAGAGTTATTAGCAAAGTCTACCTTTTGACCAAGATCAAATACAGTAGTTGCACCCTGAGAGTAAGTATCATCAAATGTTTTTTGTTCAACTTGATAGCTATCCCATCCAGGAAGCTCTGCCAAAACAACATTTGCTATGTTAGTGTTACCTGCAGTATCTAATATATAATGTGGCTTTTCAATACCATTATTAATAATAAAAGCAAAACCACCACTGAATAATGTGTGTTGCCATCCACTAGTTGTGAAAGAAAAACCATCTCCACCGTTAAGACCACTAGGAGTTATGTCTCTCTTAGTGCCTAGATGATCTTGTATGTAAATCTTTTGACCAACAGTCACATCTGCCCTTACATAGTCAACAACCCAAATATAATAGCAACCCAAAGGTTGTTTATTAGGGTTCTCCCATACTGCAAAATATCTGACCTTACCAAACTTCTCATTGGCTGGTACAAGGTCTTCTGTTATGTCGTTAAGAAGTAATTCGCCTTCCATCTTTCTAATAGCACCATCTTTAAATCTCACATTCCTCGCATCTGTAAATATGTTAGGTGCAAGAGCTATGGGAGGAGTATCAAACACGACACCCATCTTTGCTACATCAGTAACATTAATTAATTCGTCAGCCATTTACTTCTCCCTTTGTTCTTTTCTAAGCACACTCTCTAATGCCAGTTGCTGGGTCGATAAAGCAAGCTTCAGCCTTGTCTTCTTCTTGAGCCACTTCCTCATTCTCGCCAGATACCTTCGCTTCTTCTTCCACGGTTTCGTTAAAGATTCCGTACCGTTTTCCGTCAATGCGGAACGTAGTACACCCTTTCGCCCCACCTTTCCATGCATTAACATATACTTGTTTGAATGAATCATAGTCCACATCACCACTAACGTTACAAGTTTTTGAACATGCACTGTCAATATAGTGTTGAGCTAATAATAACACATCTAAGTGATCATTAACACTGATACTATCTGCAGTACGACCCTCGACTCCATGTGAGTATGCATAATCTTTTACGGTCTCAACAATCGGTCCATCAAAGGTCTGTATAGTTCTATCGTACTTATGACTGAAGACAGGTTCAATTCCTCCGCTAACGTTATCACCGACAATACTAATTGTACCTGTAGGTGCTATTGATGTAAGGTGGCTATTACGTATTCCGTGTTCTCTTATAAGACTTTGAACGGAAGCTGGTAACGACCTAATATAGTTGCTTTTAAGGTAGTCCTTCCTATATAGTGGGAAAGCACCTTTATCTTTTGCTAACATAGCCGAAGCTTTATAGCAGTTATCTCTTAGACATGCGAATATTTTTTCTGCCCATGTCATGAATTCTTTAGATGCATATGGATATCCGAGCATCTCACCAGCATTTGCCATGCCTGTAACACCTAGACCCATACGTCTTTTATTCTTAGCCTCATCTTCTTGTGCTTTGAGTGGATAGATAGTTCTATCAACGACATTATCCATAGCTTGCACAACTGGCTTTATATCAGTTTTAAATTGTTTAAAGTTAAATACATAACCTTTCTTTTCTTTCTCAAGATACTTAGTGAGATTAAATGATCCTAATAAGCAAGCACCGTATGCTGGTAAAGGTTGTTCTCCACAAGGATTAGTTGCATAGATCTCTTCACAGTACCATAAGTTATTCATCTCTGATATACGATCAATAAATAAAACTCCAGGCTCTGCCCAATCCCAAGTAGACGACATTATCTCATCCCACACTTCTTGTGCTGAAAGAGTGCCTCTCACTTCACCGTTAAAGAATAACTCATAGTCAGTGCCATTCTCTAATGCTTCCATAAACGCATCTGTAATACCTACCGAGATATTAAATCCAGTTAGCTTATCATTACTACGTTTAGCTCGAACAAAGTCTAGTACATCAGGGTGATCAATTCTAAGGACACCCATCTGTGCTCCTCGTCTATGACCAGAGCTAGCTATTGTTTGACAAACAGAATCAAAGACTTGCATGAATGAGATAGGTCCACTAGACTTACTGTCAAGAGACTTTATATGATCTCCTCTAGGTCTTAGCTTACTAAAGTCGTAGCCTATACCACCACCTTTTCTCATTGTCTCTGCAGCTTCACTTGCTCTTTGCATGATAGATTCCATGCTATCTTCTATCTCTCCTGATACAAAACAATTATATGCAGTAGTGATACGGTTAGAACCTATTGCAGATTGTACTCGACCTGCAGGTAGGAATCTCATTTCTCCTAATATATCTTCTAGTACGAATCTATGTTCGTCTCCATCTGATAAAGCCTTAGCTATTCTTTTTATCTTATCATCGAAGGTCTCTCCCTTCTGTCTGTATTTCATCTCATCTATCTCTTGAGAAATGGTCATCACTGGACCTTCATAGTTTCTATTTCTTAGCATAATATTACCTCTATTGTTAATGACGGACTGCCCCTTAAAGGGCGTGTTTTATGCTAGTCTTGATACTCGCCAGTCTTAATCATTTGAGTAATTTCTATTGCTCTACTACCTACTTGCTTAGCCCAATTTGAGTCTAACATCTCAGTAGCTGCAGTATCGTAATCATGTTCTTCTAATGCTGCCATAGCATTTTTAAACTTCATTGTAGTACCTATACCTACATTAAATACAAAGTTAATAAGTGCCTCTTGTCTTACCTCATCTAGATCATTATGCCAAGGTATGTAATCATCCATGAGTTCTTTTGTTCTTTTTATGTCATTGAGTAATAACATATCGATCTCTTCTTCAGACAATCCTACATCCTCTAGATTTCTACCTACACCTATTGTCCATTTATCTGAAGTGCATTTGTAAAGTGTATTCTTCACACCCTCATGTCGTCTTAATGTTTCTATAAGTTTACTCATGCTTTCCTCGCTTTAGTTATTTTCTTTTTAGCCTTTGGAGTATTCGCTGCAAACTGTTTACCTTTTTTAATAGCCGCTCTCTTTGCCCTAGTGGTTGCAGCGTGTTCAGCTGCTGTGAGAGACTTAACAGCCGAAGCTGGCATGTACCTTTCACCAGTAGCTTTCGGACCTTGTATCGAAGGCTTGCCACTTTTTGTCCTCCATTTCTGTTTTGTCCATTTCTTTAGACTTTTTTGTTGTTTAGTTAATGACATTACGACTTGTATCCTCCTCCTTTAGCCTTATACTCCTTGGCTACCATCTGCATTTTCCTTGCAGATATCTGTCCAGGCTTACCACCTTTATTTCCTGCAAGTATTCTTGTATAAATACTTTTAC